AACGTTATTGTGTTTGATGACTGCGATAGCATTTTTATGGATGACCTTGCGTTGAACATCCTTAAGGCAGCATTGGATTCGGGCAAGCGGCGCCGTATTTGCTGGAACAGCGACAGTCACATGCTTAGCCGTGAGGGAGTGCCGGATCAGTTCGAATTCAAAGGTTCGGCGATCTTTATTACCAATATCAACTTTGACAACATCAAAAGCAAGCGACTGCAAGATCACTTGGGGGCGTTGCAAAGTCGCTGTCACTTCCTGGACCTTACGCTTAACACCATGCGTGACAAGTTCTTGCGTATCAAGCAAATCTTTCTTAAGGGCGACCTGTTCCAGGACTATGATTTGACGCAGGAACAGTCGGAAGAGATCCTGGAGTTTATGGATCAGAAAAAGGATCAACTGCGTGAGATGAGTTTGCGTATGGCGTTGAAAATTGCGGACCTGATCAAGATTAGCCCGAACTGGAGGGCCATGGCCGAGAACACGGTGATGAAAAACGATAGGTAAGTTTGCTCCCGGACTGTATAACACAGTTCGTTTCTGCGGGTGCCTGCAATCGGGCACCTGTCTTTTTATATAGTGTATAAATAATTAATGAAATTGATATTTTCAAATAACAACTCAATTGATTTAGGGATACAAGACACTGAACTATGTAACGTATATAAAAAAATCTATAAAAATCTTTCCCATGCTGAGTTGATGTTCCGTGAATGGGACAACCCGTATTATATAGACAGTATAACTTACGAACAACTTGTAGACAGACTAGAATCTTATGCACAGATAGTGTCGGTAAAAATTGATAAAGTTCGGTGCCTTGCGCGTGAAAAATTGTATTTCAACGAAATACATAAGATATATGAATTAAATTATAATGGTCATTCTGAATGGCTGGATTTTCACGAACACATACACTTATGTGAGCATTATTATAATCGTCTTAAAATATTAGATATTGATTATCGAGAGAAAGCCGGCATGCTAGAACGTCCGTTTGATTTGGCCTGGCTAAAGGACTCTACCGTAGAAATAAAAGCTGGAGATGTTTTTGTATCTTGGGCCGAGTTAGGAAAAATACCTTATTCTTATTGGAGTAATAACGAGCCAGATGATTTTAATCGGTTGTGCCAACTCTCCAAGCCTTGGCTAAAATTACGACCTAAAATTAAGATTGCATTGGAAGATTTTAACGATTTAACAAATAAACCACTGGAGGAATTTAAAGCCTGGTGGAGCAAATATGAAGAGGACTGGTGCAGACATTGGGATTTAAAATCGTGGTCGGTTACTGATATGTTTTCTAATGCGATACTTGGACGTATAGAGGATATTAATACAGTGAAATCGTTATTGCAAAATAATATAAATCCAATCAGAGTGTCAATGTTGTGACTTGGCCAGTTATAATTAAATCGGGTCCTAATCTATATCAAACATTGGCAACAGTAAAGTTTGACCACTATGGAACACAAACCAGACAGGAAATATTCATTTGTGATGATTGGATCACAGGGTTTGAGTGGGCAAAAAGTAATGGGCATAATTTAGCACTGTTTATCAACAGCGGAACTATTATAAAAGATTGGCCACAGTTTCGAGTCCTAATTAATAAATATCCACATAACGGACTAATAGCGCACTTACTTTGGAAACCAAATACTACTACGTTATATTTAGACGACCAATGTTGGCTTATCGACATTAATCAATTTGAGGTAGATGATTTTACTGCCACTTCGGTTACCTACCCATGCCCAATTCGTAGCGAACAAAATTTACACGATGATTACACTCCATTATGGGTTCGCCCATCTACCGGAACAATAAAACATACCACAACTCATTTTGGACAGGGATTAATTGCACGGCAATTATCTAACAACCGACCTATTGTAAATTGGAATAATACAATGAGAGATTTAAAATCTTATGTGTATAATGACAAATTAGATCTGGAGTTGTTCCGAGACTACAACGATATGGCAGAAAATCAACTATGGATATTTAACAATGAACCGGTTATAATAATTAAAAAACCTTGTTTAGTTACTCCCGGATCAGGATTATCCTGGATGCTAAATATCACAGACCCTGCTACAAGAGAATTACACATAGTTGATATAAGTCAAACACAGATTAAATTTTGTCAGGCTCTTTGGCAATCATGGAATGGGCAGGATTATGGCACATTTGTATGGAAATTTATACAAGATAATTGTTTAATCCATTATGAAGTTGATAATACACTTCTAACACCACTTGAACGATTACAGTTAAAAAATAAAACAAAATTTATCAACTATGTCAATTTGACATTTAATAAACTAATCTCAAATGATTTTGCTCAACACTGGCAACAAGCACAACAAACTAAACAAATTAATTTCTATAATACTAGTTTAATATCTTGGGTAATAGATAATACTACCGTTAATTACGACCACATATGGGAATCAAATATATTTGATTATAAATGGACATTATTACATACCACACCTGAACAATATATACAGTATAGATTAAAACTAAAATGAAACATCAAATAAGTCAATTACTGTTTAATCGCTTTCGACATAGCCAACTAGTATTGCCGGCTTATAATGATTCTGCAGATTTTGAATGGATACGCACTCAATCAGGGTTACCGTGGTTACAATTAACTATTAATATTCCTTATCAAACAATACTTAAAGAAATTCCTAATATACAAGCATTGTTAACTACGCATAGAGAAGAGTATGGAGAACATCTAGGGTGGCAAAGCTTTTGCCTTCATGGAAAAAGTTACGATTCTACTAGAGAGGATTCCTACTATAACGATGCTCGCCCGTATGTTTGGACACAAGAAGCACAAAAATGTATGCCTGATACGGTCAGCTACTTTTCTAAACATTGGCCTGGTAATCAATATCAACGTGTACGGGTTATGCTACTAGAACCCGGTGGTTACATAGACATTCATTCAGATTACAAACAGTCCGAGTTGTTGCCAATTAATATCGCAATCACTCAACCTAAAGATTGCCATTTTTTAATGGAAAAATATGGCATTATCCCGTTTGAATCTGGTCGGGCATATTGGTTAGATATATCTAATAAGCATATCGTGTTTAACAACAGTGACAACCCTCGTTGGCATATAATTATTCACCAAAATCTTAACAACAAAGAATTTCAAAACCTGGTTGTAAATTCTTACAAAACAATGTATAATAGCTTAAATGAAAACAGCCACAATTATAATATCTGATGAAGTAAATTGCAAACTAACTGGCCTTGATCTTGATGCTCGCCGTGCCTTAGTTAACGCATTTAAATACGAAGTGCCAGGTGCAAGATTTACTCCGGCTGTGCGTCTTGGCCGTTGGGATGGTAAGGTATGCTATTTCCAACTCGGCGGCAGTACGTATGTGAATCTATTACCAGGAATAATCCCTATACTTGAAAAGTTTAATTACGACATTGAACTGGATGATCGGCGTGAATATACTACACAATTTGATTTTGAGTCGGTAACAGAGAATAGTTTTGCACATTGTAGTTGGCCGGAGAAACACCCATTGGCCGGTACCCCAATTATACTGAGAAACTATCAAGTGGAAGCAATAAATCGTTACCTGGCCAATCCCCAATCCCTGCAAGAAATCGCAACAGGTGCAGGTAAGTCTATTATAACAGCGGCACTAAGTCAACGCTGTGAACCACATGGTCGGACTATTATCATAGTACCAAGCAAGAGCTTAGTTACACAAACAGAGCAGGATTATATTGCGTTAGGCCTAGATGTTGGTGTATATTTTGGTGGTAGGAAAGAATTTGGACGTAAGCATACTATATGCACTTGGCAAAGTCTTAATGTATTGCTAAAGGATTCGAAGAATCAAACAGCAGAAATAACCATACAAGATTTCCTGCAAGATGTTGTATGTGTTATGGTAGACGAAGCCCATGCATCAAAAGCAGATGCGTTGAAATCACTGTTAACCGGCGTAATGTCGCAAGTGCCGATTCGATGGGGTTTAACAGGTACTATCCCAAAAGAGATGTTTGAAAGCCAAGCATTGCTTGTTAGCATAGGACCAGTTATAAACCGTCTTGCTGCAAGCGAATTACAGGATCGTGGGGTATTGGCACAATGCCATGTTAATATTGTACAGCTAGTCGACCACGCAGGACATAGCGACTATCAAAGCGAGTTAAAATATCTGCTGGAGGATCAAGGTAGGATGGAAGCCATGGCAGGGTTAGTAAAGAAAATCAGTGCAACCGGCAACACATTGGTGCTAATTGATCGAGTTAATCCCGGACAGGTCCTGGTAGATTTGTTGGGTAATGCTGTGTTCCTGTCCGGTGCTACCAAAGCCGGCATTAGACAAACGGAATATGATGAAATTGCTACCAGCGACGATAACGTTATTGTATGTACGTATGGGATCGCAGCAGTGGGTATTAACATTCCACGTATCTTTAATTTGGTACTTATAGAGCCAGGTAAGAGTTTTGTGCGGGTAATTCAAAGTATTGGCCGTGGACTTAGAAAAGCACAAGGTAAAGATGAAGTCATGATATGGGATATTACATCGACTTGTAAGTTTGCCAAACGACATCTTGCCAAACGTAAGGCATTTTATACCGATGCCGCATATCCATTTACTCAAGAGAAATTAGAGTGGAAATAACTGGTTGCAATTACAATTTTAATTTGTTATAATAACAACATGAGAATACTTAGACTTGATACTAATGCTGCATTTGACTTAAATCACCTACCCGAAGAGATAGATGATTTGCGGTTTGCTATATTTGACAATAGCACCCCATCTGATCCGGATTACTTTTATATCCCACTTATCTTTTTAGAAAGCTTTAATGCACCGGCATTGGTGCTACGTATAGGTGAGCAGCATATTAAGATGCCGGTTGATTGGCAAATCCTAATTGGTGAACCGGATATGGGCGATTTAGAAGTGCTACCACTAACCTCGATAAATGATAGAGGATTTAAAGCATTTGAGTTTAATCCACTCACCAGCTTCCGTCCAAGCTTTTTAGACATTGAGATCATCGATGTGTTTACCGAAGTGGTTTGGTATGCTCCTAAACTCAAGAATGGACAGATGTTAGCTGTGCCAATAACCGATGGCGAAAAACCGTTATGTGTTTATTTTGTCGGACCCACTGTTAGTCGCAATTGCGAAGTGGTTGATTACAACAAAGCTTGGTGATGGATAAATTATCAATAAGCAACGAAATGAAATGTTTTGATCAAAAAGATCGAGACTTTTATCTTAGCCTGACAGATGAGGAACGTAAGAAATTCTCCAACTATCTTATGATACGTTGGGGATCGGCGGTTGTGGGGTCAAGTGATCTGCAGGAATATTATCTACGTCAAACCAACATTCGACTCAATAAACATTTTTTTGCAATCAACAAACATCCACAACTACAATGGTTATGTGCAACAACAGTGAGTCCGGGCATGGGTTCGATGCGTCATGAATGGTTATCATTAAAGAAAAAAGAGCCGGGTGCTAATAGCATGAAGAAACAATTGCAAGAACTATTCCCCCATTATAAATCTGATGAGATAGACTTGTTGGCTGCAATCACCACCAAGAAAGAATTAGACACCTATCTCAAGGATCTTGGTCTTGAGAAATGAGTGCAACCTGTCAATATTGTAAACGAGAGTTTGCAAAAGAAACTAGCCTGGCAATCCACATGTGCGAGCCACGCCGTCGCCATCGCGAATCATCTGAACGTGGTGTGCAGTTGGGATTACAAGCATACTTGAAATTTTATGAAATAACACAAGGCTCTGCACGTTTAAAAACGTTTGATGACTTTGCAGGTAGCCCATATTATCGTGCATTTGTAAAGTTTGGTAGACATTGTGTGTCTATACGGGCCATTAATCCTGCAAGATTTACTGAGTGGGTACTGAAGCAAAATAAGAAGATAGATAATTGGTGCTCAGATAATGTCTATACAGAATACTTAATTGCCTATTTACAAACAGAAGCAGTGGCCGATGCATTAGCTCGTGCTGTGGAGTTTGGTATGACCTGGAATGAAGAAACCGATCATCCTGGACATGATTGTTTAAGATATGGGAATTCCAATGCCATGGCCTATGCTGTAAGTACTGGACGTATCAGTCCCTGGGTGATTTATAACAGTGAAAGTGGTCAGAAGTTCCTGTCTGAACTTAATCCTGAACAGATAAGCATGGTATGGCCATATATCGATTCTGACATCTGGACCAAGAAGTTTCGAGACTATACTGCTGATCAAGAGTATGCTCGGGATATTTTACAGAAAGCAGGCTGGTGACATGAAAGCTGACATTGATATAGACTTGCCTGATAGAAGC